TTTTTGCGTGAAATAATATTTTATATCTCTCTTCATTGTTTATTAAACTATGATTGCCCGCATACATTAACATAAAGTTGTTTACAATATCGTGTAAACTCACATATTGATATAAACCCCAATTTGCACTTTCTGGAGATTTTCCTCCATTTTCATAATATTGATATTGACTTATATATGCCATAATTTATTATCTTTCTTTTTGCGTTTCTGCTTGTTCTTGAGCTTGTGCAAACTGCACAGCTTGTATTTCTCTAATAGACATTCCAGCAAACTGTAATATCTTCATCACTAACGTTGGCTCATCTTCTAATGGTAATTCAAAATCTTGATAATCTGAAGCTGATTCATTAAATACAGGCTCTCCTCCTGATAAAGAAATCCATGTCCATTTTGGAGGCTTAGGGTATCTTATATATTGACAAAGAACTGCACCCATCTGATTTATAGTTGTTGGGAATACAGTTAATTTACTTGACTCTTGCGTATATGCAGGAAATAAATCACTAGGTTTTGTTAGTAAAGAATTGTTTAACATTGTGATTTTACTATGTGTAACCTTTTCTGCTTCATTCACTACTGCATCATCATAAACCACATAAGCTTCTGGAGTTGCTGTAAATATATCTTCTGATAATCCTAAATTGGTATTTGTTACACTTGTAACTGTAGCTGTTTTATTTGTTGTTGTATTTGCAACAATATCACCTACTGCAACACCATCTGAACTAAATGTAGCACTTGCATCTTGCAATTGATTTGCTACAACAGCACTGTTGTTTCCACTTGCCAATAAACTTGTATAACATAATACCTTATTTAATAAATAAAAATCATCTCCAGTTGTTGTTTGACTTGGAGAAAAAAAGTTATTTGCAGAATCATGAGTTAAAAAGTTTGTAACTGAAAATATATTTATAGCTTCTTCATATCCCTTTGTAATATCCGCATATCCTGTGCCTGATTGTCTTGCATTCTCCTTGCTAATCTGATAGTTATACTGATAAAAATAATCTTCAAAAATATCTAACTGAGCTTGCTTTGCAAACAAGTTAAAATCTGATGGAGAAATATATCCATAGTTATTCTTATTCAATATAGATAATACGGTATTTCTTACTGAATTTATCATATTAAAAATTCTTTCTACAAAGATAACTAAAAAAAAAAGAGGCTCTAAAAACAGAGCCTCTCCTTAGTTTAACCATAAATTATTAAATTATGATAACAAAATTCTCATTACTTATCTAATATACAATAAAATTTATAATGTTGCCTTTTTTTCTAAAAATTTTAAAACCTCCACACCTTCATCTGATTGGAAGAATCCACATAGAATGTCTATAGGGTCTTCACCATAAGGTATAGTTGTTAGTTTCTTTTTATTAGAATCTAAGTTAAAATATACATCTCTTTTATTATTTCTATAAGCTAAAAGTTTATTATCAAAAAAGCTTTGTACTGTAGATTTCAGCTTTAAAGTAGGGTCACTTACAGCATTTAGAAATGAACCTGGCTGTCTTTTAGCATAAATAAGTAAATCTCTTTTTAATTCAGAAGAAGAAAGCATTGATGGGTCTTTTCCAAACAATACTCTGTATAATGTTTCAGACTGTTCAATTGTTAATTGTTTAGCCTCTATTAACGCCTCTACTTCTAAATTTAAAGATTCTACTTGAGCTTCTGCATCTTTTTCATTATTTACTTCAATAAACTTTTTACCATTAAAAGGATGGTAATGTAAAAATTGCTGTAATACTTGATTGCTTCTTGGAACTCTTAAAAACCCATCTTCAAATATAACGGGTTCTACAATAGCGTTTCCATCTTGTTCATCCTCAAAAGGAGACCTTTGGTTTCTAGCATATCTTAATGCTCTATTTTCTCCTTTTTCTTCATCAAACCACATTAAAGGGAATCGTCTTGAGTTTCTTGTTGGCAGCATAAAAGAAAGTGGTGCTGCTTCTTTTTTAAGTTTGTAGACCTTGTCTACGAATTGTGTTTTTTTCATTTGATTTAATTTAAATTTTAAACAAAAAAAGAGAAGGTGTCTTTAAAGACACCCGCTCTCTTTATTAAATATTAGTCTTCAAAAATGAAGAAGTTGTTTGCACCCATAGTACATACACATCTTTCAGATAAGAAGTGAACTTCCATAGCGTCTAAGTCGCTATTCATCGCTCCACCTGCAGAACCTGTAATCCAAGTTTTGTATTTTCTATCTTCAGTTTCTGACGCTCTATATCTTACGTGCAAGAATGGTCTTTTAGCATTCTTACCTAAGATTTGGTCATACACAGAAGTAGAACCTGCTGGAACTAATAATCCATTAACTACACCAGAAGATAAACCACCTCTCATTGTTGGGTCGTTTAAGTATTTCCAGTCTGACTTATAGAAATCATACCCTCTTCTGAATCCAGTGAATCCTAAGTTAAGAGCCATTTCTGAGTCATTATCGAATAGACCATAAGAAGTACCACCCGCACCATAAGAGTTTTGTGCAGCTAACATATCATCAATATCAAAACCAAAGTCTCTGTTTAAGAAAATAACGTTTTCTTCAATAGCACCTTGCTTGTCTAATCTTGAGATAACTGTATCAAACTCTGTGATTGTAGATGGGTTACCACCTGACCATACATTTCCTCTGTTTTCTACAACGTAAAAAATACCTTCAGAACCTTTGTTTCCAAAGTTAGGGTTTACTGCTGCATCAACTACACCTGAGTTAGCCTCAGCTGGAACTGCTTCAATCATTGCTGTTTCAAGATAATCGTCAAATCTTAATCTTGTTTCATGCTCTGATTTTAAATACCATAGATACCCAGAAGCACCGTTTTCTGTAGTTACTTCAACCCAACCAATTTGAGCCATATCAGAACCGTTTACAGAATACTTGTCTTTAATGATAATTGGTGAATTATCAAAGATTTCATCGTCAGCTTCTAATGAACCTTCCATTCCGACAGAACCTTTTTTGAACTCAGAACCATAAATGAATACACTTACGTCTGCGTTTCCTAGTCCTGTACCTGCAGTTACTAAACCACCTGCTTCATAGAAAGCTACGTCAAACTGATTGTTTGCTAAATCTACATCAGTAACAATACCTTTGTTGATTCCTGTTCCACCATTTTGTGAAACAACAATTGTTTGTCCTTTTCTAATAGCTATACCATTTGAAGATGTAAAAGCTGGGACACCTGTGTCATTTACCTGAAACGTAGCTGAGTCAGCATTTACTACTGCTGCTGTACCTACGTCTTCATATTTAACGTGCAATCTTCCTTGCTCTGCCCATTTTACTAAGTCAGAATTTGAAGGAAGCTCTGCACCTACTAATCTTAGAAACGAACTAATTGTTCTGTTTCCATATCTTTCAAACTCCTTTTCATAAGTATCAGGTAGATACTGATTTAAGAAGTCAAAGTTCGTAATATAATTTGTAGCCAATGGCACCTGTTGTGATGACGGCTGTAAATCATATCCTGGAGTTGCTTGAACTGAACCTGCCATAATTTTAAATTTTTAAATTGTTTATATTATTTTTTACTTTTAATACGCAAACCTCGACCTGAGTCTTGATTTAACGCTCTAATTTGCACTCCATCCTTTTTAGCAATTTCTGGTGTTTTTCTATCACTCATATTTACATTTTTAATTTTACGAGTGACATCCTCCGTTGCATCTGAAAGTCCTTGCTCGTAAAAAAACTTTGCAAATCTTTCAGGATTTTGTGCGATAGTCAATGCCCTATGAAATCCTTTTGCGTCTTCGAGTAAACCATCTTTATTCAGAAAACTTGTAAAAAATTTATTTACATCTGAATTAGATTCTTTAATCTCATCCACATTATTAGGTTTATAACTAACAATTTTGTCTTCACCTAGTTTGAAATCAAAACCTTTGAAATCGTTGAAAACCTCATTGGTCTTTTTTAAGAACCAATCTCTTTTCTTGTTAGTCTCCTCTTCATAAGTCTTAGACTCATTTATATATTGCTGATAAGCCTCCAGTGCTTCTTTGTCCTCCTTAGAAATCCCAGCCGTACTTGACTCAAGTGGCTGTTTATACATTTCTTTTTGTTCATTGAAAAACTTCTTAGCTTTTGCAATCGCTTTCTTCTTTGCTAATTTTATTTTCTTAACTTCTTTTTCTTCATCTACATCTTCATCGTAATCAAACTCACTCATGAAAATATCTACATCATCTTCATCAATGGCTTCTTCAGTAGCTAAGTAATATTCTTTTAGCAAATCTTCTTCATTCATAGAATTAAAGTCTCTGTTTAATTTAACATAATCATTAATTCCACGACCTGTTTTCTCTTTATACTCTAAATAAGCAGCAATATCTTCTGGTAACTCTTGATTG